CTGCCGTCTTTTCTTAATCTAACAATTTTTCCTTCACGAATAACTGTATCGTTAAAAGGTATTTGCCTACCAAATTTTTTTGGAGGCATTATACTTTTTTTCTTCCAGTTTTTCTAGGTGCTTGAGGAACCGCTGGGGTTTCTCTTCTAATGCCGTGCTTATTAACATCGATTTTTATCGGAGGTCTTTTAGTCTGTACCCCAGATTTAAATTTACCCTGAGAAGGATTTTTTTTAGTAGCTTCTCCAGAGTTTACAACATTTTCTGACACTATGCTCCCTTAATTTGTGAGATAGTTACAACGTTATTATTCATAGATGGCTCAACAGAAGACTCATACTGAAGTTCTTCTGCGTTACCGCAAGTACAATCTTTACACATTACTGATTACCCTGATCTGAAACATCCTGGATACTAACTTCTTTAATACCAGTTTCACTGCCTAAGCTTTCGCAACCGCATTCAACGCACATATTACTTAGGGCCCTGAGCCTGCGCTTGGTTTGAAACGTCTGTTGATGGGAATGCCGCCTTTGGATCAGCTGCATACTGCTCGTTGTTTCCCCAAACAGTTGAATCGTTTACCTTTGGTGATGTAAATCCGTTTAAATCTTTTCCGTCTGACATGTTATTACTCCTATAGGTTATTTAATTTAAGCGGGACTAGTATTCCGCTTATTCCTCTATTATATCATTTAGTTGATTAGGATCAACCACAACTGGTTTATCCCTGTCATTTCCTGGCCCAACGTGATCGGCGCAACCGCATATCCAGCACATAGACTAGCCCCAAATTGCAGCTGAGCATTTGGTGCACATATTAGAGTATGAGTCCTCTATCATTTCCAGCCTTTCCTTGCTTAACCAGATATCCTTTAAATTTGTATTATTAGAATTTCCATATACTGTTTTAAAATCAAAGTCGGCGCAACATATAAAAAGATCACCATTTGGGTTTATGTGTATCCATTCATTTGTTCTGCTTCTTACTCCTAGACCACCGTTGCAACCTATTACCTTTTTGCCTTCTCCCGCCAAGTATTTGTTTATGGCTGAAGTTTGATCAATTATTCCTGAGTCAGCAAGGTGTCCTGCTCTGTCGTACAGGTGGTGAGCTGGAAAAACCTGAATTGATGGAAATATAGATTTAAGTAATGTAACTTCTTGCGCTAAATCTCCAGAGTCTACGTCTAAATTCAAATCTGGTGCTCCAGGAAGTATATCTAGCCAGCCACCATTTTCAACCAATGATTTGCTGTTTAATCCATTGACCATTAGATAAAATCTATCTTCTGACGCTAATTCTTTTAGCTCTTCTGCAGCATATAAAACATTGTCTACCATTTTGTTAAACATGTTTTCATTTAAATTTACATACTTTGACCATCTGGTTTTATCTCCAGATGGTATATTTAATAAAATTCCGCCAACAACATCAATATTTTTTTTAATTACGTCTGTTTTCTTTTTTGTAAGAGGGGTTCCGTTTGTAAGTATGTTGATTGTGAAACCATACTTCCTATATAAATCAAACATCTCTTCAAAGTTTTTATATAATAAAACCTCGTTATAGTTAGCGGTATAAATATTTTTTAGATTAGGATCAACAAAGTCACCTTTGCCATTATGAAGTTGAGAGAGTATATTCTCTAACTCCCCCAACTCCATATCTCTAATGGCAGACTTGGGATTTCCTTCATAAGAAACTGGACAAAACCAGCAGCCAGCGTTGCATAGACCATTTACATCTATTTGAACTGCGCTGATCTTGTATTGTGACAACTTAGTCTTTTAGTGACTTCCATGGATTTGGAGGAAGTTTCAAGCTTGATTCTAAGAACCAGTTCCACTCTTGATGAGCAGATAGTCGATCAGATAAATATGAAGACAGACCGTACTCATTGTTTTCGTTTGCAACAGAGATCAAGTTCTTAATATCTTCAATCATTTTTTTATTGATTGGTACTAGATGAATTGCCATCTCAACACCACAATAGGTGTCTGGCTTAACATTACCAAGTGTCTGGTTTGCTGCATACTCTTCTAGTGTATATGCTGCTTCTCCACCTAAGCGTCTAAGCCATGTAGAAGTGTTATGAACGCCTTCTTCAGAGTCTAGATAGATGTCCTCGTATACAATGCGTGATTGACGCATCAATACAGATTCTGTATTCCAAAAGAACCCTCTTACAAGGTTTGTATAAACAACCGAGTTAGCTTGGAAGGTCTTCAATAGATTGATTAGCTTTTCCATTTTTTTCCTTTTACGATTACCTTTTATAAATTTTATTATAACAGGTCTTACACACTTGAATCATTTTGCTTTCTGTAGAAGTTATATATTTAGCTTCTCCATCGCAATCTTTTATTTCACACATATCCAATGAACTCATTAATTAAATTATTTACCCTTAACTCTGTCCCAGATTTTTTCGTGTAGATAGTAGAATGACATCTCTACAGCTAGATAAGAAATTGCTCCAATGCCGATGTATTCCCATTCTGCTTCTCCTGTAAGAAGCTTAGTAACAATGTAAAGTAGTCCGCCTACAAAGAATATGTGTACAAATGGCCATGTGATTGACTTGTATAGACTTTTCTTTTTTGGGTTGATCATGCTACTGAGTTACTCTTTGATCCCGCCGATTTCTTGGCTGGTGCCTTCTTGGCTGGTGCCTTCTTGGCTGGTGCCTTTTTGGCTGGTGCCTTCTTGGCTGGTGCCTTCTTGGCTGGTGCCTTCTTGGCTGGTGAGCTTAGCTCTTTTAAAATTAATTCAATCTCTGATTCAACTGATTTGAACCCTAACCAATTTTTTAACCTATTTAACATGATGCCTCTTTTTCTTTTAGTTTTCTAATTACTAAACTCAAGACCTCTCTTGGTCTCCAGTCTGGCGGTATCTCCAAGCTTTCCATTTCCTGGATTAGCTCGTTTAAAACTTTTTTCTGAATCACATGAAAGTGATCCCATTCATTATTTAATTGTACCATTTTTACAATGTCTTGGCAATCTCTTTATTTCTATCTGCGTTAATTAAAAATCCTACCCTAGGTCCTTCGGCCCAAACCATGTGAGTCGTATTTTTTGGAAAAAACAATAAATCTCCATGATTTAATTCATAAGTAATCTTAGAATTTTTACCTTTTATTTGCCAAAACGATGTGCCTATTGATTGAAGATAGCATGCTGGCCAAGGATCGCTGTGCTCATTAACAACCTTTTCTCCCAGAGAAACCTTAATTCCTTCGCTGTGCCATAGAGCATCACATGAGCAATTTCTAGCGTCCCACTCTTTATAGTAGTCGCAATCTGAAAAGTCGTGGTCATACCCTGAATCTAAGTTTATTTTATTTAAAAAATCTTTTATTTCTGGAAAATCTTTCCATACCAATCCTGTTTGCGGGGCAAGCCAAAATGGGTGTTGAGTTAAAATATTTCCATTAACATGTACACTATCATCCTGGTTTCTAACTTTTTCTTCAAGCTCTAAATTTTTATCAATCGTTTGTTTGTATATAAAATCTAATGTATTTTGCCAAGTAAATTCTGTTTTAAAATAATCTTTTATGAGCACGGCTTCATCTGCCAGAGCTGCTTCTTTAAATATTGATAGTAGGTTCATTTATGTTTACCCTTTTAAGGGCAGTGGTTTCCCACTGCCCTTAAAAATTACTTAACTAGGGTAACCTTAGCCTTTGGATTCTTTTTGTTCCAACGGTTTGCAAGTGTGTTGAACGCCTTCTTCAAAGAAGCAAGCGCAGCAGCATTGTCTGCAGTCAACTTAGCAATCTGGGCATCCTTAGCAAGAAGAGCAGCATCTGATGCTAGCTTAGCAGCAGCAGCTTTATCTGTCTCCGCCTTAACTGCAGCAGTTACTGCAGCAGCAAGTGCTGTATCAGCAGCAACCTTAGCATCAGCAAGAGCCTTATCAGCAGCAGCCTTAGCTGTTACTGCATCAGCAGCAGCCTTTAAAACTGCAGCATCCGCTACAGCTTTAGCAGCAAGAGCTGCATCCTTTGCAGCCTTCTCAGCAGCAAGCTCTGATACTAGATCACGAACTGTAATCTCTGCAAATGGAGCAAGTGTTGGAGCAGTCAAACCAACTACTGCTGCTGCAACTGCATCTGTTGATGTTGTTGGAGCAAATGTAATTAATGAGCGTGTTCCTGTTGCTGGAAGAGTAGCCTTAAAGGTCGCTGTTCCAAAATCTGTTAGCGTAGCGCCAGTTGTTACTGTTGCTGTATCCATAACTGCTGTTGAAGCAAATACGGTTGCTGTAATTGACTTACCAGATACTTTGTTGCCAAATGCATCTGTTGCAGTTACAACGATATCTTGCTTTGTACCAGCAGCACCTGTTGTAGGTGCAGAAACTGATAGATTATTAATTAGACCAGCAGTACCCTGTACATAGTATGTTACAGTTACTGGACCATTTGTAATTACAACTGTTCCAATTGCTGTTGTCTTTGTGTAGACATAAAATGTTGCAGTTGTTCCTGTACCAGTTGCAACTGTCAAAGATGATGATCCTGATGTTGCTCCCACTGGTGCAGCAGTTGAGTGTAGTGCAGATACGATTGTTGCATTTGTTGCTGTCGCTGTTACACTTGTTCCAGCATTTACTGTTGCTACCAACTGTACAACATCTGTGTTGTCAATTGTGTTGTCTGCAGGTACTGGACGTACAATTGCAGTTGTTAGTGCCGTTCCAGCAGTTGCTGGTGCATCAAACGCTGGAGTCGATAGAGTCGACTTCCATGTTGTTGCTACAACTGTCATGGTGTTAGCACTTGCAGGTGTTGCTACCATTGTGCCCAAAGTCATGGCTGCAACCACGGCTAGAGCGATTTTTTTAAATGAGTTCATTTAATTTATTCTCCTTATTTCCTCTGTGACCTTTGCGATTACAGAAATTTAATGTAGTGCATTTATTTTTACATGGAAAGAACATGGGTCTCCACCCTCTTCCCATTCTTGCATTTCTTCATCCGTTAAAGGCGGACCATCGTGTGTATCGCAAAATACATCCGATACCCAGCCTCTATCGTAACCATTCTTAAGCCATATTTCAAACTCTAAATGATCTGAATCAATGTCTTCTATATCCATTCTGAAAGCTCTTCTAACATTGCATGCTTAGGTTTTGCACCAGTGATAGATTTTACTGGCTTTCCAGACTTAAATAGTACCATATATGGGATAGAAGTAATAGAGTATTCTGCTGATTTTACAGGATTCTCGTCAACATTTAACTTTCCCACCCATAATCCACGCTCTTCTGATATTTCGTCTAGTATAGGAGACACCTTTTTGCATGGACCACACCATGGGGCCCAAAAGTCGATAAGAACTAAGTCGTGAGATTTAAGAACGTTATCAAAACTTTCATCAGTTACTATCAACTTATTCTCCTTTTAATTCATCCGCTGCCTGGTTAAACTTATCCATAAATTTTTGAATAACCCAAATAGCTGTCTCACCAGCATTAGAAGACATAGCCCTTGAGGCCTCTTCTGTCCTGTCTTCAATTGCTAAGGCGTTGTACCATTTCTGGTACAACTCCTCACCAATGTCTTTAATAATTTCTTCTAATACAGTTAGCTTATTATCCATTAATAGCCTTAGATAGATTAAACAAGTACACTTCTTGACCTAGATTATTCTCAACCTTGTCAGATGAAGATCTAATCAATGCCATTAGCTGACTAACTGTAAAAGCTGGCTTAGAAGCTTTTAGGGCAACGTACTTTGCTGCAACTACCTGATTGGCAACAGATGTTCCATAAGAATACCCATTGACATTTCCAGGATATAAAGTTGGCTGGTTAATTTCTCCCCACACATCAACTAGATTCTTATCATAGTTGCTTACCAACGAAATGTTTGGCTTGTCTAGCCCTAGAGTTTCAACTCCACCAACAGCAATTGATTGAGCAATGCATGCTGGCCATTCAATCTTTCCTAGCATCTTTTTAATTCCTGCGCTGTTACCAGCAGGGAAAAATACTGGAACACCGACATTGTTTAGATTTGAAATTACTGGATCTAGTGCCGTTGGAGAACAGTAATTTGAAGAAGCAATCTTATTGATCACGGGATTTGTAGCCCCCTGAGAAGCAGAAACTGCTACGATGTTATACTTAATTCTATTTGCTTGAACCCAGTTCAAAGCATTAACAAGCGTATTGATTCCAGTTGTCTGTCTTTGTCCCTTAGAGGTATGACCAAAAATTCTAACAAAAACAATATTTAGGTTTGGATTATTTAACAGTGCTGCTGATACCATCTGTGTACCGTGATTAAAATTTGAAGTAGCAAGGATATTCATTGGTAGAACTGTGGATCCAGCACCCTCCATAAATGACTTACCGTTTGGACACGACGGCCAATCTAAAATGCAAACCTCAGCAACTAAACGAGACTTGATAGATGGAATTGATGTATCTAATGCCGTATCAAGGATGGCTAGAGTTGGTTGAGTTGTGCGTGTTTTTAGATTTGCCTGTGCAGGCATTGTAGTGACAATGATTGAGCTGGCAATTAATGCCATAGTTATTAGTTTTTTCATAAAGCTAATCTTACTAAATTCTCTGGGTATTGTCAATAGGTCTTAGCTTTGTGGTGGTCGTGTGCGTGGATACCATTTCCCAGAATCCATATTTTTGGCTTCTGCTGCAGCCTGCTGAGCATTGATAACATTGCTCATAATTTCGTGCATTATATCTAATTCAATTCTAAGCTTGTAAAGTTCAAGCTCTAGCAAATCTATTCTTCTTTGTGCTCTCATTACTCTTCATCTCTATCCAGTGGCGTTGGTGCTGTCGCCAGTGTGCCACAATTAGCACACTCCATGTCTAAAAAATAAGTTGCAATCTCGCAACTATCAAAAATAACTTTAAGATTCCATATCTCACAACCGCAAGGGCATATGTGTGTTGGAACACCTCTAATGTCCATGGATCTAGAGTAATCTGGCCTTAAGTCGTTTATATCCATTAACTAATTATACACTAAACTTGAATGTATGTATAGGGGGCAGCCACGCTCATGTTAAACTCTGTTGCTGCCTCAAGTGCTGCTTTAAGTCTTAGCTTAGGATTCTTTTGATTCTTTGTGGCATGAAGCGCACCTAGCGCAATCATTCCACCACTACCTTCTGCCATGTAGTTCACAACATTTTCTCCAACATGGAAGTCTTCATCTATAGTAAAGATTCTACCCTCAAGGCCGACTATAAAAATTCCACCTGTATCTTCTTCTGAAGAAGATCCAATGCTTCCATAGCCATGCTCTTTAAATGCAGCTTTAACCGAATCAACAAATTTAGTCCTCATAAATTTATCTAATCCAGAGTTGGTTTTTGTTGGAGTATATTTTGGTGGGGTCCACATGTATTGAAGGATTTGCCCCATGCGAAATGAATCTGTAAATGCAATAGCATACTGACCAACCTTAAAACATTTTGGTTCTTTTCTTGAAAGGATCCATCCAGTTTTATCATCAGAGGCAGCATGATCTGATGCCATATAGACGACACCACCTTGGGCAATTGCAACAATACAAGTCATACCTTTATTGTACTATTTTAATTATTCTGTGTCCATCATCTCATGATATTCAATATGATTTAATTGGGATAATACGCTTTCCAGCTCAGATTTCATTTCAATTAGGTCCTGAATGGCTTTATAATATTTATCTTTCCACTCATTTAATTCTTTTTCAAGTTGATATAACTCTATTTTAAGGTCTTTTACATCTAGCTTTAATTGGTCTTTTTCACGCTCTTCCCGCCTATTTTTTTCTTTTTTAGCGTCCCTAAATCCATTAACCAACGCAGTAGCAAATCCGCTAAGCGCTGCAGCTAATATTGATGCTACAACTGTTACATAGACTGTTTCCATTATAAGGTAATTATACCTTATAATTAATCTAAATTAATAACTCAGATGCTGTTATTTCAGAACCAATATACTTTCTTTTCTGTATGAAATCTTTGACTGACTCATGACCGTTTTGTCTGCCAGCAATTAGAACTACCCATCTTGGCTCAAGCTTTTCGTCTATGCATGTTTGGCAAAGGAATAGGTTGATCGGAAGAAGCGATGACTTCTTTAGGTTAAGCTTATTCTTTGTTTTATTACATGAATAACAAAATATTTTTTCGTTCAATTTGTTGGTTTCCCTTCAAGTTCTACTCGAACACCATAAGACTCAAGTAGTTTTTTAACCTTTGTAACATAATCAATAACTTTTTCTTTCTCCACGCCGTCAAACTGAATAAAGTTATCTTCATACAATCTTAACGCCAAAAAGTCTGGGTACTTAACTATATCCATCAAAAGAAACATGGGTTTTTTTAGCTCCCATACCTTCTTCCTCATCTCTTCTGTATAGAATACTGGTTTATTTGGCTCACCAGTCCATTGGTTCATTCCATACTTAAAGTGCTTATCATCATAAACATTAGATACCATGCTTCACCTTTAGATGCTTCCATATTTCTTTAGTCTTGTGGACATTCTTTATCTTATCAACCAGCCCAGAAGATAGGAATACTCCTCCCCATACACCGTACTCGTCCTGATCAACACCAGCCCTATAACACATGCTTATAACTGGGCATGATAAACAGCATTGATCAATTGCAACAGCCATCTGTAAATCTGACTCATACTTATCAAAAAATAAGTTTGTGTCCATTCCATTACATGCTGCAAGGTCCCACCATCTTATAGATTCTTGGTCTGAGTTTATTTTATTTAAAATGTCTGACATATTTTAGCGGGATCGACCATATACCTTTTGCGTTAACTGGGAATTCATTTGCGATTCCCCAGGAATTATTTCTATACATACCCTTGAGATTAAAATACCCGCTACTATTCTTTTCCCACGCTATTAAATTATAATTGTTCCAGTAAAAATTATCTGATCTTTTAATCAAAATTTCTACGCCACGCTCTGTTAGGTTTAACATATTTAAATTGCCTTATCTATACAATTATACATGACCAATACGGTGGGTGTCAACCGTTTGGAGGCAAAATCATTTGCCAATGATGAGTTATTAACATCTTTCTTCCCTTTAAAACCTTTAGTGATTGATGAGAGTATGGGGCATAAGATGGGTACATTATTATACTGCCAGCCTCTGGCTTTATTGTTATATCCAAATCATTAAAATAAAGTTCTCCACCCTCGTAGTCATCATTTAAATATACCACAATGGTGTAAGCTAAATAATAGTTGTCTTCATTGAAGTCAACATGGGATCCCATAAAAGCGCCCTCGTCATATTTGTTTATTCCCATAGTTGTTCTTGGATCAGTCAATAATGAAACTGCATAGTATAATGCTTCTCTGTCTATATTAAAAATATTTGCGTATTCAATGGCGCATTCAGACATTTTGTTTGTCAAGCAATTAATAGCAAATGCTGCTTTTGCCCTATCTTTATCAGAATTAATTTCTACTATTTTATCTTTTCGTACATCTTTAATGTCACCATATCTTGTATCAGTTCCGTGACCGTTCCAGGGTCTCCAGTCACTTACAGCGTCATTAGAAAGAGACTCTATTGCGTCTATGATTTCTTGGTAGTTTTTAATTATACCCTTAAAATAAACAATATTTTCTTCTGGTCTTTCTATAACTAAAGACAAAACTATCTCTTCTCTTTTACGCTCACAATTTTTACTGATTGAACTTCTTCATCAGTACCGAATATCTCGTTGACATAATCTCTAGCATCATCCTCATTAAAAGCTTCAATGACTGCTGTTATTTCTATCTTAATAGAGTATTTATTCATTTGCCACAGGTAGGGCATTTCTTTGTTTTAGATGCTGCCGCTTTTTTTGCTGGGGCTGTTGATTTTGCTGGAGCTGCTGAGCCGCCAAACTTTGGTCTTCCAAACCCTACAATTGAAATTAAAACTCCAGCTTTATTTTTCTTATATGCACGAAGTTGCTTGCAAACCTCTCCACCATTTCTTTGGCTTCCAGACTTCTTTGAAGATGTGTTACCTTCTATACACCAAACAGTTCCATCCTCATTGTCTTTAACAACAATACCTACGTGAGAAATTCTATCGACCCCATCTGAAGGGAAATCAAAATACGCTATATCTCCTGGCTCTGGATCTGCAACATCTACATCAATCCAAGCACCAGCTTTTTTAAATGCTGCTGCACCTCCTGGCGTGTAAACAGTATTAGGAATCTTTACGCCAGATTCTGACCCACACCAGTTTACGAAACTTCCACACCATGGTTGGAAGTTTGCTTTCATGAAAGCCCCGTACTTTGTTTCGTTATCTTTTGGACCTTCAATAGTACCAATCTCTGCTGTTGCAACTTCAATTAAACGAGCTGCTGTTCCTTGTTCTGCCATTAGTCTTTATCCCAATCTAGATCAACTGGTTGCTCTTCTGGCATTGCGCCATCTGGCTTTGCTGCCAAACGAGCTGCAGTTGCATCAATTTCTGCTTCTAATTTTTTATCTGCTTGTGTATTTTTTGCATCTACTTCTTTGTTTGCTATCTGTGCTGCCATAATATCTTTAGCGCCTGAGTTGCCAATCAAAATTCCTGCAAGTGTTCCTGTAATAAATGTTGCAATGCTACCTAAAACATTAAAGAACATTTTGTCATTCTCTGACTGAGCTCCTATAGGTTGTGTTACGAACAACAACCCATAAATAATTCCAAGAGCTGTCATGAATAGAATACTTCCAAGTGTTATTCCTAAAATAAACTTTAAACGAGCATCTAAATCTGCAGGCGTTAGCTTTTGTTTAGCCATTTGTTATTTCCTGTTCTGGTGTGGTAGGTGTAATTTCTATTACATCTTTTGTACAAGTCTGTGAAGCTTCACATTCTGGAGGATTACATTCTGCAATTTCCCAATTCTTGGGATCTTGGCATGGGTAGCGATATCTGTTTAAAGAATCACATCCAGTTAATGATACCATTAATAGGCCAGCCAGGGCAATAGAAATTATTTTCCTCATAGGATAATTATACACTATTAGTCCTCTTTTCGTAGTGGTATGGTTAGAAGCCATATTGCTGTAGCAATAACTGTAGCAACCCCAACTACCTGCTGGGCTGATCCAGTAAGTGTTAGCCAAGCAATAAAGAAGCCCAAAAGGGTAAATATCTGAGCTATGCTCTCCTTAATTACTTCCCATATATATTTAAATATTGCCTTGATTATTTTCATTATATCCTCCTAGTCATTGCAGCTGCAATAATATTTGATGCGATAATTACTGGTATTACAACTTCCTGCGCTTTTTCTCTTTGGTCATCTGTCATATCCTTACCCCATTCTGATGGGCTAAATATCTTTTCAAAATCAATATCTGTAAGTGCTCCTATTGGGTCCGCCAAAAATGCTTCTGTCTGAACCTCTGTTGTTGCGTCTGCTAAAGTATATGGCATGCTTGCATCTCCTGCAGATTCTGCTCTAGACTCAAACTCAACAAATGCCTGTGCAAGCTCTGGGTTGCTTTGCATGGCTTCTGCAACTTGAGCAATATCTGAAGACTTAATTCCTAGATTTTCTGCAACCTCTGCCTTAGCCTCTTGGGTTAAAGCCTTTAGTGTTTGGCTAACTGCAGAGATTTGCTCTGGAGATAAAACAACTAATTTATTGTCTTTGCTTGTAAGATTTGCAATAACATTAGAAAGATCTTCTTCAGTTCCGCTTCCTTTTTCAGGAACTAAAGCTGCCAGAACCTCATCTTCAATTTCAACATCGTCTGTAGGCTCAGGTGTGGGCTCGTCTGTAGGCTCAGGTGTGGGCTCGTCTGTAGGCTCAGGTGTGGGCTCGTCTGTAGGCTCAGGTGTGGGCTCGTCTGTAGGCTCAGGTGTTGGCTCGTCTGTAGGGTCAGGGGTGGGCTCGTCTGTAGGGTCAGGTGTTGGCTCGTCTGTAGGGTCAGGTGTTGGCTCGTCTGTAGGGTCAGGTGTGGGCTCGTCTGTAGGGTCAGGTGTGGGCTCGTCTGTAGGGTCAGGTGTGGGCTCGTCTGTAGGGTCAGGTGTGGGCTCGTCTGTAGGGTCAGGGGTGGGCTCGTCTGTAGGGTCAGGTGTTGGCTCTGGACTTGGTTCTGGTGTAGGCTGATTTGCTGCAGCGTTTGCTGCTGCTTGTGCGATTGCAGCATTCAATTCTCTTTCAGATTGTTCAAAATAATAAGTCCATGCATCTTCAATAGCAGCATTCAAATCAATTATAGATTGATCGTATGTGTTGATTCTATTATTCTTTAATTCTAAAGCAGATGTTAGGTTTTGCTGTGCGATTGTTAGGTTTTGGTTTGCTGTTGTGAGGTTTGATGTGAGATTTTGTAAAGTTTGTATTTCTTGATTGTAAACATTTAGTTTGTCATTATATACTGCTAATTTATTATTATAGTTTGTTTGTGCCACAGACTTTGCTGCAACAGCATCATTGTAAGCATTTATCTGTGCTTGAGTTGGTCCTGATCCAGAAGAAAATGTATTAAGATTACAGCTAAAATTTTGTCCCCAGACTCTTGGATTTCCAGCATAATCACATCCTGCTCCAGTCCATCCACCAGGTATAGCCCAGCCAAGATGATAGGAACCTGGTCCTCCACCGTTATACCACCATATTTCTACATCTAAAGTTTTGTCTTCACTAACATCATATACGGGAGAGTAATCGCTCCAAGTTGCCCCTTGCTCTACCCAGTTATCAACAGCAAGTTGCCCGTCAACATACATTCTAAAACCATCATCCGTATACCCTGCAAAGTAGGTTTGTGTAAACCATGAAGGGACTGTTATCTGTCCAGTAAATTTAACTATAAGGTTTTCATACCGATTTCCGCACACTGGAAGACTCATATGGCTTGAGTTCCAGGTACCAGAACAAAGAACAGATCCTGGGGTAGCAACATTACCCTGCCTAACAAGAGTATAAACAGTGTATGCCAAACCTGTTCCTCCAGCACTCTGCATACTTGATTGAGTAGTTTCAACATTAATATTGGCTATGCTGAGTGCATCTTGAGCATCATTCTTTTCTTTAAGAGCGTTGTCTTTATGTTCAAGGGCCAAGGCTACTGTGACTGTCTGGCCATCTACATTTGACTGAGCAAGGTTTTTAGCTTCCAGTGCTGCGGATTCTGCATCTACTGCATCATCGTAGGCATCATATGCATCGTCTTTAAGCTCCATAGCATTTGTTGCATATGTAAATTTATTTTCTGCTATGTCTATAAGATCTATAAAATCATCTTGATAAACTAAATTAGATACTTTATTATTAAGCTCTTGTATTTCTTGAGCGGCTAAGCTAAGTGGATCATCTCCGTGGGCAGGAGTAAGAAATACCCATCCAAACATTAAAATGGTGGCTAATGATAATCTCCATGCTTTAGTCCTAGTCAACTATAACTCCTAAACAAACCTGTTTTGCTTATTTAGTTAATTATATCATTAAGCCATACATATTACAAAGTTACAGTCTATTTATCTGCTTATTAACAAATTCCAAAAATTTTCCAGTAAGTAGAGCAAATCCTAATTCTGGTTTTGCATTTACGCATTCTGGACTTACTAAATACTTTGCCCACTCTTTAACTGCAGACTTATTTTTACCAGCAGTATCTGCTAAAATATATGAAACAATTCCTAGCGGGTACGCCCCAGGTTCTTTTGTGGCATAATCATATGTAAGTATATTGTTTGAATCAATTGATGCCTCTCCCAAAAATGCTGATACATTTGCACTACCTGGTGCGACAAAGTTGCCTGAAGCATTTCCTATATTTGCCACCTTTAAGTTAAAGAACTTAGCAAATGATACCTCTGCGTATGTAATAGAATATTTAGTCTTTGATGCAAGTGTAGCTACTCCCTGAGATTGATTTGCTCCAACAACTCTTCCCATGTTGCTAATATCATTAATGCTCTTTGGAAATGATGTTGAGAATGAATCAGACACTGGTTTTGTCCAAACCTCTGGCGAAATTGCCTTCATAAATCTAACTAGGTTATTAGTCGTACCAGAACTATCTAGTCTGTATACAACTTTTATTTTTTGGTTTGGTAGTGTATAAACAATGCTTTTAGTAGCGGTTCTTAAAATTACTGGATTTCCAGACTTATCTTTAACTAGGTTGCCAAACCTATCTTTTCTATAGATAACTTCTTTTATCTTTCTATTGTTATCAGCTTGAATAGCAGGATCATTCCACATTGTTATTTCTCCCGCAAAAATCTTAGCAACTGTAGATGAAGATAAGTATAGTTGTCTGCTGCCTGGGAGATTGTGCATAACTGCAATAGGTGCTGCAACCACTGGTATATGTATTACTGACGGCTTCTTTGTTGATGCAGTATGTGCTGAATCTGAAAACCAGAAGTCTCCAATGCCTTTATCAGATGAAGTCTTTCCAGCACCAGACCCGTTTGCTGAGTATGTAACAATGTTTCCTGTTGACTTTGCGTATGATGATCTGCATTCATCAATAAGGTTTGCTGGAAAAGATGCCCCATTTCCAACGATATTGTCTGCTGCAGAGGCGGGGGTAGAAATAGATAGAGCAGCAACGACTGCTATTACGATAACTTTAAGTCTCATAAAGATATCATACAATAAAAAATATTACAGATGCTAATAGTATTGGTTAACTAAAGGTTAACATCTGAATAACTTAACTATTTAGGATTATCTGTTTTGTAAAAGCCATTACCTTTAAACTGTATACCAAATGAACTAAAATGTCTTACCATATTTGATTCACATTCAACGCATGTATAACCTGGATCATCTTCAGTAATTGATCTATTTACTGACATTAATGGATGTGCTTCATCATATGAGCATTTGTATTCGTATACTGGCATTACTTCCCGCTTTTTTTCCTCGCCTTAGCTAAGGCATCAAAGTCTTTAATTTTTGTTTCTCCCATATATCCCCAAGCATGTCCATCTTCAATCATCTTTTGATTAATAGATTTATCTGATCCGTCCAAGAAAACCCAACCTAAAATGCGACCATACTTTTCAGATGAGTCCATCTTTTCTGTTTTAATAACAACAGTTTTAGCTGAGTCAATTGCATTCTTTAAGTATGCTTTGGCTTCAAGGCCCAATGCTTTTTCCATCTTATCTGTTGTACGACTTTCTGGAGTATCTATTCCAGCTAACCTAACTCTTGAAGTAAATGATATATCAAACCCAAGATCAATATCAACATCAATTGTATCTCCGTCTACAACCTTACTTACTTTCTTTACATAATATTCAAACATTACTTTCTCCCCCATTTTATATAGTTCCATCCACGCTCATGCACGTAGTAAATGAATATTTTAACTACTGTCTCCCAAAACGCGATTGCGCTTGATAGCGTAGCGTTCCTTGTAAAAATATAAACGATAATAAATGAAGAAAGAGTTCCCCATATACGATAACTAAGTGCCTTTGCAAATGATCTAGCCTTGGTTACTTTCATCAGATCCACCCCATTTTTTATCAACAAAGTAAACAGCAATACCAGCAATTATAAGTGAAACAACAATAGCAATAGCATTCTCTAACATTTATATACCCATTTCCTTACGCTTTTGCGTAGCAGAAATAGCATGAATATCTGCACCTAAATCTACCTGCTCAATCTTATACCCTACATCACGACCATATACAATATTGGTAATGTTAGGTAGTCTTAGCACTAATGCTCCATCCATAAATTCATCCTTGGCAATATATTCTTTTACCTGATCAAACTTAAGTGGATCTTTCTCGCTTGTGTTATATGTATTACGTACACCAAGAAGAACCTGGTCTGTTCTCTTTCCCGCCTCTTTATAAAGAGCATGGTGCCCTTCATGCCATGGCTGGTATCTGCCAAGCATAAGGGTTGTTGGAGCTGACCAATCATGCAAACTAAACTTTTCAATTATATGAGATGCCTTTGCTTCAGCATTGAGGTTGTGGCTAATAAAAGATACATCAAACTCTGTTGGTCTTTCAAACATCTTATTTGTATCTTCAAAGCGACCTTCAGCAAGTGTGTCCATGAATACAAGAACGTCTGGCTTACCAAATGCTGCACGAGTTATTTCAGTTGGGCATACGAAATCAACGATGACGGGAGCAACGCCCTGCTTGGCAATTAAACGAGCCATCTCGCCCATTCGCCTTGCCTGCTCAATTCTGTCTTCTGGAGTAAAGCTTAAATCAGAGTTTACTGTTGCACGAACTTCATCTGCATTAAGATGAATAGCATTTATGCGTTCTTTGAGTGCTTTAGCTAATTCAGTTTTACCTGAGCCTGGAAGGCCTATAATCTGTATAATCATTTGTTATCCCTAACTTTTAGTAATCCGTATAAATTGTATCATATTAAATTAAAATAGCAATGCCTTTCAAACTCTATTAATAGACTCTAAATTAGACATAGATGAAACCTCAATGTATGTTGAGTTTTTTCTAAACTCTAGCAGATTCTCTGATCCAGAATAAGATAGAGCGCTTTTTACATTATTTACTAGCATATTTAAAGAATACTCAATTGGCCCCTTGGATGAAACAAACCCCGACACACCCTCTACATATACATTTTTTAAATCTTTTACCAGATCTTCATTGTTATCTTTTTGAACTTCTAAAGAAGCAGATCCTCTAAATACATGTCTGCCATTTTTGTCTGTGTCACACTCATCATGTCCAGAAAAGAAAGACCCCATCATTACAGCAGAAGCTCCAGCAGCCAAGGCTTTTGCTACATCCCCATTGTTTTTAATTCCACCGTCCGATATTATTCCGTTTACTTCAGACTCATTGGTATTTTCATAGCAATCTAGAACTGATGATAATACTGGAACTCCAAATCCTGTAACCATTCTAGTTGTACATGCAGCACCTCCACCAATGCCAACTCTTACTGAGTCTGCGCCAGCATCCATCAAATCTTTATATGCCTCTGAAGAAGAAACATTGCCAACCATAATATGAATATTTGAATCTACAATAGACCTTAAATCCTTTACAGCATCGACAACAATCTTTAAGTGTCCCAGGGCCACTTCTAGAAGGATTACTGTTATACCAAGCTGCTTTAAAGTTTCAATACATCTTTTATCTTTTGACTCTTCAATAGATATTGCAAACCCAAGTTTTTTACGATCTACATTTTCAGGAATTCTCTTTAATCTATCAATTCTTTCGTCAAAATTAGCATATCTTGGCAAGATAGCCAGGCCGCCAAATGATATTATTTTCTCTATCATGGAGTTACTTGTAATAAAATCCATAGGGGCCATAATGATTGGGTATCTTAAATTAATAAAAGCTTCTGGCCTAATTGGATTTCCAATTACTGTATCTAAATTAATATTACCTCGTGATACGATGTTAGATTTTTTTGGAACCAACAAGATGTCGTCAAAACAAATTGATCTAGTGTTTAAGTCGGCTTTCATATATCCTCCTGTGTAGGAGCAGTTTTAATTCATGCTCAGGAAATGTTTTATGCGCTAAGTATTTTTGACAATGCATTAATTGTTGCTGCAATTCTTCCGATATCACGCAACTGCTCAACACTATATCCCTCTTGCTTCAATGTCTCATAGTGTGCTTTTACACAAAAATGACATTTCCCAATTATGGATGAAGCTAAAGAGTATGCTTCAAACTTAGCCTTAGTAGTTCCACCATGAGATGAAATAGCATTCATTCTAAGTTGTGCTGGTAGTCCTTTTAGATTAACATCGTCTGCCATTTCAATAAAGGGATACCATACATTATTTTGAGCCATTATTGCTCCTGCAGCTAAAGCTGCATTTTTTTCAACCTCATCTGTTGCATTAGACACTAAGTAACTCAAAAGCTTTGGGTTGCCAGTTGCAAATGCTGCAGCAATTGAAAGGTATAAAGCATGTTCTGCATCAACAGTAGACCTATTGATTACAGCATCGAGGTTTAGCTTGATGTCCTTTGCATACTCTGGAAGGTTTTCATTTAATTGCACTACCCAAGACATTAAAGTGTTTCTCCACCCAAAGGTCTGTTGCATGCACAAAGCTCGCCAGTCTGTAGTGCATCTAGAACACGAAGAGCTTCTTCTGCATTTCTGCCTACATCCAAGTTGTTACATGTAACGTGCTGAATAACATTATCTGGATCGATAATAAATGTTGCACGATATGTTACGCCAGATGGGTGATGTACACCAAGGTCGTTTGCCAATGCATGTGATGTATCTGCAAATGACCAAGAGTTTGTTTTCTTAAGATCCTCATGAGCATTACGCCATGCGACCTTACAGAATTCATTATCCACAGATCCAGTTAGCAGTACAGCATCTCTGTCGTTAAAATCATTTACTAATGCATCATACGCAACAATTTCAGTTGGGCATACGAATGTAAAATCTTTTGGATAGAACGCAATGATCTTCCATTTTCCTGGGAAAGAATCTTGCGTAAGTACTTCAAATGAGGAGTCGTCATATGACAACGCCCCAGGTTTAACACCAGTAACAGCAAAGTTACCGAGCTTATCTCCTACAGTTTTCATTTATTCTCCTTATATAAGTTGGATATTCATCCGCTGGGGGTATAGGACTCGAACCTATGGCCTAGAAGTTAACAGCTTCCCGCTCTGCCGACTGAGCTAACCCCCATTGTGTCCCCAGATGGTCTCGAACCATCGACCCGCAGATTAAAAGTCTGCTGCTCTACCAACTGAGCTATAGGAACATTTCAAGCACCCCTGGCTGGATTCGAACCAGCGGCCAACAGATTAGAAGTCTGTTGCTCTTCCTCTGAGCTACAGAGGTATAACTACAGTATTAAAGATCAAAATCTTCAATGCTTTCTAAAGGAATAATACCTTTTCTTTTTGCTATGTCATAGCCTTCTTTGGTAAAATTATATGTTGCCCGAAGATCTTCATCGTACTCAACCTGCATTAAATCATTATTAACTAGATCTATAAGCTCAGACTCAACATATTCTTCATGAGCTTGCCATAAATCTGGTGCAAGTAGTGGTGTTACATCTTCATTTAACTCAAAGATTGCTTCTCCATCTTCTGTGAAGCCAGCAATTTTAATAGCACCAATATCTATATAGTACTGAATCTTCAGCATTATATCTTCTTCGTCATCATATTCATCAAACATTGTTCCCCCTGTGCAACAAGTAGGACTTGAACCTACGATTACCGAATTATGAGTTCGGGGCTTTAACCAACTAAGCTATTGTTGCCTAGTTGAATTATAGTATTTATAGCTCTGATTTGTCAATAGATTGCTCAACTATCTGCTGAACATACTCCGAAAAATGCTTTCTAATACTACCTGGTGGCCTCTTGCCTATTTCCGACCAAACCCTTTTATACTCATGTATATTGTCGAATGTGGTTGGGCATACAAGCACACCAGAATATTCTTTAAGTCTTGTTGGCAGTGGCACATGTTTGCTGCAACACTTGCATTCTTTAGCTTTATCTTGATATATACTCATACTATTTCCATTCCACTTAGTGCATCAGAAAGATCTCTTGGCATTGCTGAAGGTGCTTTAATTAAATTAGGGCTATCCTGTACTAAACTTTCTCTATATTGCTTCTTTACAGAAGAATAATCATGGACCTCTATGTCTCCAAACGCTGCCCTTGTCAAGCTAATTGCGTTATATATAGATCCGCAAACAGCATCGGCTAAGTCCTTGGATCCCTTTCTTGGGTGGTCAACCTTGTCACGCATAATTCTTAACTCTAGTAATTCGTCTACAAGCAATGGGATGTGCGGGCCATTAAGTCTTTCCTCTAAAACAACCATTGCCATATCATCATAATGTTTTTTAGATACAGATAAAGTTTCAGTATTTATTCCATACTGTTTTAGCTGCTGCATCATATCGTGAGAGTTCCATC